AAATGGCGCCGCCACTCTTTACTATCCTATTTGGCATTTAGAAATTGAAGATTTATTAGTTTTAAAAAATAACAAAGGTACAGATGAGAATCGTGTACGTCATATAGATTACGGTGTACAGTTTAATAAGTTAATGTATGAAAGACTTATTGCTGGTAGTGATATAACTTTATTCTCGCCTCAAGATGTTCCAGGACTTTATAAATCCTTTTTTGCTGATCAAGATAAATTTAAAGAACTGTATGAAAAAGCTGAGAGGTCTACTAAAATTCGTAAAAAGTCTATTCCCGCTTCTAAGTTGTTTGCTTCTTTTATGGAAGAACGTAAAAACACAGGCAGGATTTATTTAATGAATGTAGATAATGCTAATGATCACGGAGCATTTAAAAAAGAAAAAGCACCTATACGACAAAGTAATTTATGTTGTGAAGTTAATCTTCCAACCAAACCATTATCTAGTTATACAGATGAAGAAGGTGAAATTGCTTTATGTACTCTTTCCGCAGTTAATTGGGGTAATATAAAAGATCCTAGAGATTTTCAATTGCCTTGTGAATTAGCAGTAAGAGGATTAGATGCTTTATTAGATTATCAAAAATATCCTGTTAAGGCGGCCGAAAAAGCAACAATGAAAAGACGCCCACTTGGTGTTGGTATTATTAATCTTGCTTATTGGATGGCTAAACAAGATATGACATATAGTGATCCTAATTTAGAAGTAATAGATAGATGGGCAGAAGCATGGAGTTATTACTTAATTAAAGCAAGTGCTGACTTGGCTAAAGAAGAAGGTGCTTGTCCAGGTAACGCTGATACGAAGTATAGTGATGGTATTTTACCTATTGACACATATAAGAAAGATGTCGATGAACTAGTTCCACACAAAGAACGTATGGCATGGACAAGTTTAAGAAAGCAACTTAAAGAAACCGGTATTAAAAACTCAACACTAATGGCACTTATGCCTGCTGAAACATCAGCACAAATTAGTAACAGTACTAATGGCATTGAACCTCCTCGTAGTCTTGTTAGTGTTAAACAAAGTAAGCACGGTGTATTAAAACAAGTAGTACCAGGTATACACCAATTAAAAAACAAATATGATCTATTATGGGACCAAAAGAACCCTAATGGATATTTAGAAATTATGGCAGTATTACAGAAGTATGTTGATCAAGGCATTAGTGTTAATACAAGTTATAATCCAACTTTTTATGAAGAAGAAAAGATTCCAATGAGCACTATGCTTGGACACCTTTTAACTTTTTATAAGTACGGCGGAAAACAATTATACTATTTTAATACATATGATGGTGCCGGAGAAATTGAAATTAAAGATATGGTGAGACAAGCAGAGGAGATAACAACAAAACTTGACCGAAATAGTTTCAGTAGTGATGCTGAATATGACGAGTATTGTGAATCCTGTACTATTTAACGATAAGTACTTCACCAATATAATAGAAAATCGAGGTAAAAAAATTGAAGACAGTATTTCAGACCAAGACAAAAAAGGACCATGTAAAGAGCAAAGCGTTCTTAGACCCTAATGGTGGTGTAACTATACAACGTTACGACACTATGAAATATAGACAGTTTGATAAACTGACAGATAAACAATTAGGATTCTTTTGGAGACCAGAAGAAGTTGATATTGGTAAAGATCAAAAAGATTTTAAAGATCTAAGTGATTGGGAACGCCATATATTCACAGCAAACTTAAAACGACAAATTTTACTTGATAGTGTACAAGGTAGGGCACCGATTGAAGCATTTGGACCATTGTGTTCCTTACCAGAATTAGAAGCATGGCTTCAAACATGGACATTTAGTGAAACAATACATTCACGTTCATATACACATATTATTCGTAACGTATATCCAAATCCTTCAAAAGTTTTTGATGAAATATTAGATATTAAAGAAATTGTAGATTGTGCTGATAGTATTACAAAAGCATATGACGAGTTAATTCATAAAACAAAAGTATGGCACTTATGCGGCGAAGGAACACATACAATTAATGGTAAAAAAGAATCAGTATCAATATACGAACTCAAGAAGCTACTATGGTTATGCTTAATGAGTGTAAATATTCTAGAAGGTGTTCGTTTTTACGTTTCATTTGCTTGTAGTTGGGCATTTGCTGAATTAAAGAAAATGGAAGGTAATGCTAAACTGATTAAGTTTATTGCTAGAGATGAAAACATTCATTTAGCAAGTACTCAGGCATTGTTAAAGTTATTGCCAGGTGAAGATTCTGATTTCAAAAAGATTGCTAAAGAAACAGAAAAAGAATGTTTAGAAATGTTTATGGAGGCAGTTAAGCAAGAAAAAGATTGGGCTAATTATTTGTTTATAGATGGATCTATGATAGGATTAAATGCTCATTTGCTTAACCAATATGTTGATTGGATTGCTCATAAAAGACTTCAAGCAGTAGGTTTACCAAGTCCGTTACAACCTGGAGGATCTAATCCTTTACCATGGACGGAAAAATGGATAGCAGGCAGTGATGTACAAGTAGCACCACAAGAAACTGAAATTAGTTCTTACATTATTGGAGGAACAAAACAAGATGTTACTGAAGAAACTTTCAGTGGATTTAAATTATAGGAAAAACAATGATTACAATGTATACAAAAACTGTTTGCCCATATTGTGTTAGAGCCAAAAATTTTTTAGAGATGAACAATATTGAGTATGAAACAATTAATGTTGAAGAAAATAGAGAAGGAAGAGATTGGTTAGTAGAACAAGGCTTCCGTGCTGTTCCTCAATTTTTTATAAAAGGAAAACTTTTAGTTGAGGGTGGCTGTAACGAATTAATAAAATTATCTAAAGATCAAATTCAAGAAAAAATTATAGAATTAGAAAATAATCAATCAACAGAGGAGAAACCCCAAGATGCTGAAATCGAGTCCATTTAAAGTAAATGATATTATTTGTTTTAGAATAACAACAGGTGAAGAAGTAGTAGCCAAATTAAAAATAGAAGATCCACATACATATACAGTTAGTAAACCATTAGCATTAGTTAATGGGCCAAAAGGTGTTATGATGGTCCCAGCTATGGTAACTGTTGATCATCAAACAGCAGAAATTGTTTATAACAAAACAGCAGTAATTTCTGTTAGCTCACCAACTAAACAAATAACTGATAGTTATCTAACAACCACTAGTGGTCTTGTTTCAGCTAAAGGCGTTAATGCCGATAAGCTAAAAAGTAAAATAATTCAATAGGACAGTATATTGTCTGATCTAGTCGTAAATTCGTGGGATGAATTCCAACCTTTAAAAACTGTAATGGTAGGGTCTGTATTTGAAGATTCTTTCTTAGATCCAATTAAAAATAAAACCATTAAAGAAGGCTTGGGTAAAATACTACGAGAAACTAGAGAAGATATAGAATATTTTAAAGAAGTATTAAAAAGTCATAACATAGATGTTATACAGCTTACTCCAAAAGAATTAGGTTATCAGGATAGTATTTTAGATTATGCTGATTGGCAAACAGGTGAAATAGGTGTAAGTAGTCCTATAGATTATTTTCCAGAAGCTAGTAATTTTGGACAAAATCATTCAAAAATACGTTTATCACGTGATTCTAGTACAGGAATACCACAACCACCATTAGCAATAAGAGATGATGCTTTAGTAATGGGTGACAAAATACTAATTACACAGGCTCACGTATACAGTACTAACTTATCTGCTATAAAATATAAAGAAATGTTTGGAGATGCTGTTGTAGATAATAGCATTTATGAAAAAGATATTGAATTTAAACGTAGTATCAAAAATATTAAGAGCTGGGCAGATAGACATAATTTAAGTATCGATGATGAAGATGTTCAAGAATTAGAAAAAATGAGAACAGAGCAACCATTGAATGGTTGGTGTGCCCCTAACTTAACAAGACTAGGAAGTAAAGTTTTAGTTGATGTATGGCAAACACCAGAAGTAGTAGAAGAATTTTTAGAACCTAATTACAAAAACTTTGACTTCCATAAAATTTTTATAGGCGGACACAACGATAGTGTCTTTAGTGTAGTTCGTCCTGGATTAGTAATTGCTACTCCTTGGTTCAAACCTTATGCTGACATTTTTAAAGGTTGGGATATTATTTGGTTTGATCAACCTAGCTGGGGTAAAGAAGTTGATACAGCAATTAAATTAAGACACAATAATCAAGGTTGCTACTGGGCACCAGAGATAGAAGAAAATCCTCAACTAGAAAATTTTATTAATGACTGGTTAGACAACTGGCATGGTCAAGTCGACGAAACTATATTTGATGTTAATGTTTTAGTGCTTGATGACAAGCACGTTGTTATTAATAGCGACGACAAAAACTTAATATCTCAACTCGAGCAACGAGGAATTACTCCAATTTTCGTTCCATTAAGACATCGATTCTTTTGGGATGGTGGTTGGCATTGTAACACATTAGATATCCACAGGCACGGAACTCAAACCAATTATAATTTATAAATTTCCAATCATATCTTGACAAGAGATTAGAAATGTGTTATAAATAGTAACTGTAACGTTGAAGCAATTCAAACGCTATTCTGGACGTGGGGGCGGTACCCACCGACTCCACCATAAACATATATAGAAAGAAATTGAAAAAAACGAGATTAAAAAACAGATTATCGTGTATGTATGCTTATGATGGGGTCGAAACAGGATCGACAGATAGTTATTAGGAAAGTGGAGTTATCCGGATCTAAGCTCGGTTAACGCGAAGAAAAACTATAAACGCAAACGATAATGTGTTTAATGAGGATTATGCTTTAGCGGCATAATTGCTCGGAGTTTGAAAGAGCTTATCAACAGAAGTCTTTCGGGGGCGATCTTCTTTTAGGTCGCCCCAACAAGTGTTTTTATGTAAAGGAAATAAAATATGAAAAACATACTAATAGCCGCGATGGTGTTGACACTTTCACTTTTCGCATTCAACGTGAATGCCGATGTGGATGTATATGGATCAGTTAATTACAAAGTAACTAACGACGATGATTCATCTGGAAATGCTGTCTTGAAGGCACAAAATAACGGATCTTTAATTGGAGTAGACTTTTCTGAGAGTTTAACAGAAGGGCCAGCTGGAATTACAGGGTTCGGTAAATTGGAAGTTGGCATAGAT